GTAATAATAGCTGTAATGGTACGACCATGCAGTTTTCCCCCTTCTATATGGGTAACGATACAACCCCTATGGATCCTACTAGCTACGTTAAAAGTAATAACTGGGGAGCACAGATTAGTTTTTCAGTGCCGCTAGATGGCGGCATGATAGAAACCTGTAAAGCTATCGCCCGTAAACACGAACAAAAGATGCGTCTTGACTACGAACTAGTTAGAGCACTTAAGTGTACGGAAATTATGAAGAGTGGGTTTACTTTTAGACCTGGATCTCGCGTAGAAATTTTATGTAATGACATTGTACCAATCGTGGCTCTTGAATAAATGGAAGCAATAGTGTCTGTTGTCATTGCTTGTATCGCAGGCGGTGCAGCATTAAATAACAGACTACACAACAGAATAAATAACGTACATGATCGCATTAGTGGTCTTGATAGACGTATTGATACCCTTGAATTAAATGTAGCTCAAGATTATGTATCAAAAGCTGATTTATCAGTAATGGTGCAACGTATGGAGGACCATATGATACGCATCGAAAATAAATTAGATCAAATAGTATTGAGGAATTAATGACTTACAAACTAATCGATTTGTACACCGAAAAAGTGTTAGGTGAATACGAAACAGAAGCGCAAGCAGTACGTGCTGAATCACATCTTGTACATGAACCTAATGAAGTTCGTTACGAAATTAAAGCACCTAAAGCTAAAAAAACAAAAGTTAAAAAAGCTAATGCCGAACAAGAAAGCAACTGAAGACCAGTTCAATGAGTTGCATAATCTTGTCACAAAAGAATTCCTTGCCCGTATTAAATCGGGTGAGGCTTCTACTCAAGATTTAAAAGCAGCTTGTGATTGGTTAGCTAAAAATGATATTAGTGGTGTCGCTTTTGAAGGTAACCCACTAGATAAATTAGCATCTATTATGCCGACTGTTGATCCTGAACTTGTACAACGGAGACTATATGGCTCGAAGCTCTAGTCATAGCGGTCCAAAATACGCTAATGGTAACTATAAATCATATCAAAAGAAATATGATTCTAGTAAATTACAGATCGCTAAACGATCTTCATTAAATAAAGAAAACCGTAAACGTGGAACCTACGGTAACGGTGATGGCAAGGATGTATCCCATAAGAAAAATGGAAAGACATTCCTCGAAGCAGCATCAAAAAACAGAGCACGTAAAGGACGCGCATGACCCCACTACTTCCTACCCCTAACGATTACCTATACAACTTAATAGCCATGACCTCACCAGAAGCTAAGCGTCTGTGGAGGCGCTCTATTAAGGAACACTTTGACCATACTTGTATCTATTGCGGAAAAACCTATGACCTTAGTCAACTATCTATCGATCATGTTCATCCTCGCGCTCGTGGCGGAGAGGATGTCGCAACGAATGTTGTATGCGCCTGTACCAGATGTAATCAGGATAAAGGAAGTACACCCGTCCTCAGTTGGATGAGAGACAAATTTGGAGTTAATAGACTCCGTGAAAAACTAATTATGGAGTATATTAATTAATGGATAAAGAGTTAGCTCAGTTACAAAAAGAAACTATTAAACGTTTAATAGAATATGAAGATGAGTTACAAGCTCTTGGTGATGTTAACCAATTAAAAAAAACAAGAAGAGTCTCTAGTTCTGTAGCAATGAATATTGCTGCTTTTCCAGATTTAATCCAAAATTTATTAGATTCTGGAGTAGAAACTGCAGAAATTAATAGAAAACTTAGAAATTTTCAAGAAGCACTTTTAAGAGATACTGTAGTAATTAAAGGTACAGAAACTGGTCATCACGGTTCTCAGTTAAGAACTGGCGGTAGTTTTTATAGAGCAGATCCAAAAATTTGGCAGAATTCTGTATCTAAATTAGCTGATTTTTTTGGTACGCAATTTGGTGATGTCCCTGAAAATATTAAAAGTTATATTAATTACGCACATAAAAGTGATACTAATACTAAAGGTATTGAAGCTGCATTGTTAGGTAAAATAGCTAATCCTTATAAAGAATTAACTGCCCATCCAATGGGGACAGGACCAAAATCTATTATTGGAAATTTAACTCCTGAAGAATTATCAGATCCTGATAAATTTTTTGATGCAATGGCTAAAAGGATTGATGTTCAATTTGAAGCTAATAAAGTAGCTGATGAACTACAACGTCCTTTAGTAAAAACTATTCAAGAAAATATAGACCCAAGAGCTTATAACGCACCTGATGTACCAACTAATTTAGAGATCCAGCAAAAAGTATTACTTCCTGAAAACAGGCCCATTATTGAAAAAGGTATACTAGAAGTTGTGCAAGAAGCAGGTAATGTACGCATGAAACTACTTGAAAACCCTAAGTTAAATTTTCGTGCTGCTGGTATGGGAGCACTTGGAGGTTTTGTTACCAGTGAAGAAGCTATGACAAAATTAAGGGAAGGTGATTATATGGGTGCTGCACAATCTGCTGGTACTGAAATGGCTGTAGGTGAAGTCATGAGTCAAGGTGTACAAAAAGTACTACCTAAACTTGGTTCTATTGGCAAAGCAGTTGCACCTGTTGCACGTGCTATTGGCCCTGCTTCTTTAGCGGCTGAACCTGCTCGTATTGTTTCCCAATCTTCACCACAAAGAATGTTAGAAGCCCGTCAACGTGGCGGTCGTACGTCAGTTGGTTTTGGTAGTGTTAGATTTACATTACCAGAACTTGGTTTATCTGAGTATCTAGGTATTAACTAGAAGCCTCTACAAGCCCTCCTAACCCCCTACACGCTAGATTCTACCTATGACCCACCCAATCATTGTCACAGGTCCACAGAGAGCAGGCTCACGGCTTGCTAGCCATATTATCGCTAGACAAACTGGTAGAAAGTTTATTGATGAGCTTGAATATAATTTAGACATACCTAATAATTGTGTCGTTCAAGCTCCCTTTCTTCTTAAAGCAGTAATAGAATTATCTTTTATATTTCCTAATGCTCAGTTTGCTTTTATGATCCGTGATAAAGACGACATCATAGCTAGTATGCAACGTATTGAATGGTATAAAGATTATACAGATAACCCTAATTTTTATAGTACTTATGTTGACCATTGTTATGACTATATCGGAATGCTAAAGCAGTCTTTAGATAAAGAACGATGGTTTGATATTCAATATGAATCTTTACAATATGATCCGTTGTTTGTAAAAGATAGGGCTGATTTTACAGTTAAGCAACATTTACTATCCACACCTAATGGTCCTATAACTTGGAGAAACGATGAATACATTAGAACTATTAAAGGATGATTTTAAGCTATTCCTACAAGCATTATGGAGTGAACTAGATCTACCAAACCCTACACGTGCTCAATATGCAATTGCTGATTACCTTCAACATGGTCCAAAGCGTTTACAGATCCAAGCATTTAGGGGAGTTGGTAAGAGCTGGATTACTGGTGCTTTTGTTCTTTGGACTTTATTTAATAACCCCGAAAAGAAAATAATGATTATATCTGCTTCTAAAGAACGAGCAGATAACATGTCAATCTTCCTACAAAAATTAATCATTGAAACACCCTGGTTGGCTCATTTGCGCCCTAAATCTGATGACTCCCGTTGGAGTCGTATCTCATTCGATGTGGCTTGCTCCCCTCACCAAGCTCCTTCTGTTAAATCAGTGGGTATTACTGGTCAGCTTACCGGTTCTCGTGCTGACTTAATGATTCTGGACGACATTGAGGTTCCTGGCAATTCAATGACGGAATTTATGAGAGAGAAACTTCTACAATTATGTACTGAAGCTGAATCTATCCTTACTCCCAAGAATGATAGTCGTATTATGTTTCTTGGTACACCTCAGACAACATTTACTGTCTATCGTAAGCTAGCTGAGAGAGCCTACAAGCCCTTTGTTTGGCCTGCTAGGTATCCTAGGAAGGTCTCACAATACGAAGGTCTTCTAGCACCTCAGCTGGTAGAAGATATAGATAGTGGTGCTAAGAAATGGGATGTAACTGATGATAGATTTGATAATGAAGACTTAATTGAACGTGAAGCTTCAATGGGTCGTAGCAACTTTATGTTGCAGTTCATGTTAGATACGAGTTTATCCGATGCTGAAAAATTCCCTCTTAAATGCTCTGACCTTATTGTCACTAGCGTTAACCCCTCTACTGCTCCCGAATCCATCGTTTGGTGCTCCGATCCACAAAACGTTATCAAAGACCTCCCCACTGTTGGACTACCTGGAGATTATTTCTACTCTCCAATGCAGTTACAAGGAACATGGGATCCTTACCAAGAAACAATCTGCAGTGTTGATCCGTCGGGTCGTGGATCGGATGAAACGGCAGCAGCTTTTATCTCCCAACGCAATGGTTTCCTGTACTTGCACGACATGCGTGCTTACAGAGACGGGTACTCCGACCAAACATTACTTGATATTCTAAAAGGTTGTAAAAAATATGGTGTTACTAAACTTCTAATTGAAACTAATTTTGGTGACGGTATTGTTAGCGAGTTGTTCCGCAAACATCTTCAACAAACAAAACAAGCAATTGATATTGAAGAAGTCCGAGCAAATGTTAGAAAAGAAGATCGAATCATTGATTCCCTCGAACCCGTCCTTAATCAACACCGACTTGTTATTGACCGTTCCGTAATTGAATGGGACTTTAAATCTAATCCACAAGCTGCACCAGAAGAACGTTTGTTATACATGTTATTCTATCAAATGTCTAGAATGTGTCGTGAAAAAGGTGCAATCCGTCACGACGATAGAATAGATGCTCTTGCTCAAGGTGTGCAATATTATACAGATGCTCTTGGTATCTCTGCCCTTGAGGCTATTAAAAATCGTAAACGTAATGAGTGGAATTCAATGATTGAAGAAATGATTGATGACCCACAAGCTTCTGCTAATCATATGGTTTTTGGTATGAATTTAGAACAAAGACAACAAGCTAGAGGTAACTCTAAAAACTCTATTCCTACTTGGATTTCTTAAGTATTTCTTAACCCCTTACGTAAAGGGGGGAAGGGAAGGGTGGACCCAACTCCCCGATTGGGAGGAATTCGAGACAAGCTCTCATTCCTCCTTTATCTAATGAAGCGTGAGGAGGATCCAAAGACAAACATCTCCCTCTTCTTCATTCTTTATAAACACCTCCATTTAATAAGATGAATCCCGTGAGAACTTATTAAACATCCCACCACAAAACATTAATCCCACCACAACTTATACTACTGTATGCATAATGTAGAGTTAGTTCATGTAACACCTGATGCTGAACAATTGATAGCTTATATGGCTAGAGTATCTAATCCTAATAATCAAGATAATCCTGATTGTATTAAATTAATTAAATATCTTATTAAACATAATCATTGGTCACCCTTTGAAATGGTTAATATGTGTGTACAGATTGACACTACCAGAAGTGTTGCTAGTCAAATCTTAAGACATAGATCTTTTAGTTTTCAAGAATTTAGTCAAAGATACGCTCAAGTCGTTAACACGCCATCACTCCCTAACTTTCGTAGACAAGATACTTCAAATAGACAGAATAGTATTGATGATCTTAATGAATTTACTCAACAAGAATTCCAAATACGTACTCAAGACCTATTTGATCAATCTTTAGCCCTTTATAATGAAATGTTAGCCGCTGGTGTTGCTAAAGAATGTGCAAGAGATGTTCTTCCACTTAGTACACCTACTAAACTTTATATGAACGGTACTCTTCGCTCTTGGTTGCATTATACTGCGCTAAGATGCGCTAACGGGACTCAATATGAACACCAATTGATTGCAACTGGCGTTAAACAGTTACTTATGGAGCAGTTTCCTGTTGTATCAGAGGCAATGTGGTCGTAAAAAAATGACAAAAATGTCTCAGCTCTACCCTTATATAAGGAACGCTAATATTTCCCCCATAGGGGGTAAGAATATCTGATCATTGCCGCTCGCTTCGCTCGCTTCCTTCATTATGTGATATGATGTAGAATTATTATGTTCACTCGAAGCGAGCGCGTAGCGCGAGCGGTGCTGATACGAATAATTATTAGTATTGCTGCGTGATAACGATAATGATTCTCAAAACATCTGTATGCGGATTGTTAAGTAACACTAACTCGTTACGTGTTAGCGTCATTAACGTGCGTTAATCGTGTAACATGAGTATATCTAATGGGATCGTAGGTTATGATGAGTTCATTGAGATTGGTGCAATAAGGGGTTGACTATTCCTTGAGGAGGTGCTAGATTGTATTCATACAAACAAAGGGAGAGACAATGCGACTCATCGAACAACAGATGATCGATGCAATTAAGCAACGTAAAGACTGGAAGAAAGATAACACACGCATTGAGACTATCAAATACAATGATACTTATGTGTGTTCTAATGTATACTTACATAACAATCTTATTGGTGTTGTCGGTACTAATCAAGTTGAAGTATATGATGGTGGTTGGCAAAGTAATACAACCAAGTCAAGGTTAAACGCTATCATCAACGGATTGTGTGATGGGTTCACATGTGGTGTGTATCAACATAAGTTTGAATGGTTTATCACTGATGATAAGCTAGTGCATCAGTTTGAGAATGGTTACACCTTTGCGAGAGTTTGATATGAAACTAAATAACGTCACATTCACGCTCAACGACAAACCTATGCGTGCATTGTTATGGTGTAACAAAGTGCCAAAGGGTAAGCGTAACAAACCAAGTAAGATTAATGGTATTCAACATCATGAAATAAGCAGCAGTGTGGAACATGTGTACTATCAGCCATTGTGAACCAATGTTACAAGTGTCCGCCATCGCTTGACTTTTCCGCCAATCCATGCCATACTAACAGTATGAAAACAAACAACCCTTACGTAAACACCCTTCTTGAGATGGGTTACGACATCAAAGATACACATGCTCCAGCTACAAAGAAAACATTTCCATGTATCATTCATGGTAGACAGTTTGATAATGAGGAACAATACAATGATGCACTCAACGAATTCATGATGGGATTATGAGTAACACATACACAATGACTAAAGAACAACTCATCGCCTTAGCTACCAAGAAATACCACGAGCAATTGCAACGTGAGTATAACTACCGTCAAGCCATTCGTGATGGATTGATTGAGCGTTGTGAATCTTCCTCATTCACCATCTCAGACAATCACTAAGCTGTCCACCATTAATACATGACAAACAAACTCCTTCCTTTCTTCCTTGCTTGCTTCATCATTGGTGATAACGACGCCAACTATGTTGCACAATGCATCAAAACTGGAATCATTAACTGACATGCACACACTTCCAACTGACTACTCACATCAACAGCTTGTCGATGCATTGTCTGCCGAGTATGAGTTCTTATGCCATGATGACTTCGATCCTGACGTTGACATGTCACCTGCTGACTATCGTGCAGACATCTCCAAACTATCTCACGCTGAGCTAGTATCTAGAACAGACACTGACGACATCTTCACGTTGTCTGACTTCATGTCTGCATACGGTTGATGTTTACCTCCAGCCTTTACGGTTGGATGTAGACTTCACGTCTACCATTATTCACCTTATTTCACATACACATGTTCACCTATCAATCATCTTCATTCATCAGCTACATTTTCACTAACGTATTGCGCGGTTCTTGTAACGTCGTGATGAAGAATGGTGCATGCTATCACTACACCAACGTGTCACGTCGTGCATTGCTTAACCTTGATTACAACCCTTCAATCTCTTTGGGTTTGTGGTTCAATCGTAACTGTGTGAACGCTACACGTACAAACCAAGAGTTCAAGCTTCAGCTTAGCGCTGCTTGATCTAACTAACTAACTATTCATTCACCCAATTATTATCATGTTTTTCAAGCCTAACACC